TAGAAATGCTCTATTGCCTCAGCAGGGAAGCGATGGTTAAGTCCGGGAAGGCCTCCTATCTGGAGGACTATCACACGCAGCGTCAGCTGATGAACCGCTTCACCATCGGACAGGTCATTCTCAGCGAGCCAGTCGTCGATGCTGTGAAACGAGTGCTCCGCAAGATGGGGATCGATTCTAAGGTCAGCAATGAGGATATCTCGGACATCATTTTGAACGAGGTTCTCAAGCGTGAGATCCTCGACGATGAGAAGTCCAAGGAAGCCAAGAAGAAAATCGCCAAGGCCCTGAAGCCCGCTCCGAAGCCGAAAGAGCAGCCTGCCGAGCAGTAAGCTATCGCCGCTGGACATAAAAGAATGGAGGGTAAATAATGAAGAACTGTATAAAAATCAAGTGTAACAAATGCGGATGCTCCTTTGAAATTGATCCTGCTGCTTTCGTGTATGTACAGAGGCCCTGTTGTCTGTGCTGCGCTCAACCAATGGAGCCAGCTGGATCGAATCACTTGAAGAGAACCATCGAAGCCCTGCAGGACTTTCCATACCAAATCCCAAGTGCGAATAGAGATGAGCCCGGTTTTTCAGCAATTATCGAGCAGACAGAGTAACAGCTTTCTACAAGGCCACTTATCATGACCAAGTGCTGTGCCCGAATTGGGCACGGGAAAAGCCCTCCCCGTGACAGGGAGGGCCATCAACGATAGCATCGATTATAACGTCACCAGCACCGCAGAAAAGTTCAAAGCAAACCTTGACAACTTGAAATTTGGCGGCTATACTTGGAGTACAAACAAAGGGCGCTGCCGGAACGGTCAGCCCCCTAAGAGTTCTTTGAAGTGATCGCCGTACTTGTCAGGGTGCCGGCGGTCAAAATAAAAGCTAACAAAGGGCGCTGCCGGTAGACGGTCAGCTCCCCGGTTAGTTGCTCAAAGAGTAACCGCCTGCTTGGGGAAGCGTGAGGCGGTTACTTCTTTTTTGCCTGAAAACACAGGCCAATGATCCCTATGACCACAAGACAGAACTCGAACAGCTCTGAATATGTAAGCATACGCATCACCCCTCTCTTGGAGGGGCAAGAAGTCCCCTCCGGGATGGAGGAGCCAACCGCCTACCGTTTGATGGCAGCGCCTTTGCACTAATTATGGCCTACTTGTGCCGACATTGCAAGAGGTTTTCTAAATAAAAAATGTTCTAAATATAAATGGCTAAGATCAACTGTGAAAGGCGCTATATCTTTCGCGCGGACATCTGCTATGTGCTCTACAGCTACGCTCCAGAGACGCCTTTCAACAAGATTGCCGAGAAGGAAAAGCCACCTCGGGCGGCTTGAGGTGGCTTTACGAAAGAATTATTGAATGTCCAGCCGGAGCTTCAGGGCATCCTGCAGCACGCTGGAAAAGTTCAGGTCGGCACGCTCGGCCAGCGTGTTCAGCCAGGCCGGGATCGTCAGCGTTTTCTTGACCGCCTTATTGTTGTAGAGCTTGCGGTACTCGATGGTATCGCAGCAGACGAGCGACACGAGCGCGTCTGTACCGGCCTGTACGGCCTTGGGATCGGACGGGGCGGGGATTGCCTCGCCGGACTCCTCCATGTCGTAGAGCATCAGGCAGAGCGCGTCCTCGGCCATCTGAATGGCATCGGGCAGGGAGCTGCCGCTGGTAACGCAGCCGTCGATGTCGGGGAATTCCACGGAATAAAGACCGTCAGCTTCCGCTTGAATGATCGCAGGATAAGCATATTTCATAATTCATTCTCCTCTCGGTTTATGGTATGGAGAGTTGGGGGATTTATGCGATCCCCGCGCTCTTTAGGATGCTGTTTACGGTTCCGGTCGCCATCTCCTTGGCACCGTGCCGCGGGACGGAAAACTTTTTCCCGGTGATTGGACTAAACCATATCTCGTGGTTTGTTCCTTCGCGGACAATGTAGCAGCCGTTTGCCCGAAGAATCTTTTTCAGCTCGCTTGTTTTCACGTCTTCACCTCTTTCGTTCTGGTACTATAATAGCACGTATTTGCACGTGTGTCAATAGTTATTTACGTGTTTATACGTATTAAGTGCAAAAAGCCGCCACCCATGAGGGCGGCGGCTTTCGCTGAGCTCGCGCGAACTCGGAGAGGGAAAATGCGCGGAGGTCTACGGATCGCTGCGCTGGGACTCGGCTGCGAGCTGTGCGGCCAGCTCGAGGATCTCTTGCTGGTCTTGTGCGGGCAGGGATTCAAACAGTGCGATGATGTAGGCGATGTCGTACATTTTAGCTCCCTCGGGCACCCTTATGTATTTGGCGCCGGATGGAATTATAGCGCATCGCCGTGGCGTTTTCCATTGGAACATACAGAGAAAGGAGGCATTGCGATGATCTGCAAGGACTGCGGACGAGAGATCCCCGAGCACTCGATCTACTGCAACTGGTGCGGCGTCAAGCAGCTGCGCGAGCGCCGCAGCAGGGAAGAGGTCAAGGTCCCGACGCCTAAGCAGCTGCCCTCCGGCAGCTGGACGGTCTACCTCCGCGCCGAGGGCCAGAGCGTCACCGAGCCGACGCGCGAGCTGTGCCTTGCCCGCGCCCGCGCCCTCCGCGCTGGGTTTCTCGAGGCGAAAAAGTCTGCCGGAGGCATGACGCTCGGCGCGGCCTATGACGCCTACATGGAGGCACGGCAGGGCGTGATCTCGCCGTCGACCTATGGCGGCTATGTCAAGCTCAAGCGCAGCGCCTTTG